CAGATTGTATTATCTCCTCTAGTTCATCTACACAAGTAAGTTCCTCAATATATCTAAATACATTACTAAACATTATTCTTTCTCCTCATAAGAAATAAATTCTACTTCCTGCTCTTTACCATTAATTGACTTGCTAACTGTCAATGATTTAATTAATACATCATCATCAGAAAATACCCTTACAATATCTCCGTCATTAATATCAATATTTAAACCAATTTTTAAAGGATGTTCCGCCATTACATATCCTCCTCAATCATTTTTAATTTACGTTTAATTTTTTCGTTAAGGTGTATGTCGCTTTCTGGAATGTAGCTCCACAAAACGCTATTGACAAGTTCTACTTGTCTAATCTTTTTGTCTTTTTTACTTTCCAAACCAATATTTTTTGCAATATTTGTAGTTTGGTGTAATAACCAACCAATAACAAAAGTTGTCAATGCAATACTTAAAGTTTGTAATTCAGCACTCATCATTCCTCTCTTTCTAAAATATCTCGTGCTAAATCTTCATTATCACAAGCATTACACACACCTTCTTTTTGTATGTAATTAAGTTCCCATTGTATTTGTTGTTTACTATCCCCACTTAAAAATCCACAATGTAAACAATATTTTTCTTTGTGTATCTTATTAAGTTTTTTGTAATTTTTCTTTTCTTTTTTAACTAAAAACTCTAACTCTTTAATTGTCATTATTTATTCCTCTCTTTCTTATTTTCTGTATCTTTTATATAATCTTTTGGCGAAAGACTAAAGTTATTTGCAGCTATCTCTTTTAATGTTACGATTTTATATTTTGCCATTTAGATTTTCCTTTACTTCATCAATTACGCCTTGCACATAATTAGTTCCGTCATCCTCTCCCATAACTAACATAATGTTACCTATTAAGATGTCTATTTGTTTTCCGATTCCTAAGACAGAATCAGCCAACTGCATATCGCAGCCTAATTCTGTTGCTTTCGTATGAAGTTTTGCTCTAACTCTTTCTCTTTCCTCGTAGAGTTCTTTTAACTCTTTAGGTAGTTCGCTCATACTTTATTACCAAAAATAGTTACATAAATATATCTAGGAATAATTTTTGTCTTATACATAAAGTTATTTATCCTATGATATTTTTTAGAATTTGTTTTATACAATCGCACCATATACCAACAGTATTTTTGCACGATAGCATTTTTAATTTTATACATCATCTTTTCTCATTTCATATCCTCCTCGCACTCACAACAGTAAATGCTTCCTAATTGTATTTCTTTAGATTGTAAGCATAAAGCACAAGTTGGAAGTTCAAAATTGTCCAATGTAACCATTTTCCAATCAAATCCATCCCAACTTACTATGAATCCAGGAATACCCATTATGTGAGTATCCCTGTTTCATTTACATATCTTTTGACTGCTCTAGCAATTCGTTTTGCTCCAATCTCATTTGGCTCAATCTCGTTGTAATAACATTTTGGAGACATTACTTCTCTAATGTCCAATACATCATAAGATGATTTATATAAACGTGAGTTTTTATCTCTAGCTATTCTTGATATTCTGTCGTTCCACATACTTACAATAGCTTTCGCTGTGTAATCCATTCCGTAGAATCGTTGTGGATTGTATGCTAGGTTACCCTCGTAACAAGTCATCAACAGATAAGTAGCTCGTGTTTTAAATTGTTGCAACATAGTTTCGTATGCATTAGACAATTTATCTAACTCACTAAGTAATAAACCATTTAACAAGTTTGTGTCATCAATTTCTTTAACCATTGAAATAAGTTTCAATAAGTCGTTTCCGCCTACACTAACTACAACTAATTTAGATTTGTCGTTTATCTGATTTGCTTTTTCAATGCAATCATATATTGTATCGCCATCTCTACTTTGGTCGTTTATCATACTCATGTATGTTTCGTTGGCGTAAGATTCTGCGAAATAGTCCACAGTTCCTTTGCCTGTTCTAGTGTAGGATTTACAATCAATAACACTATCGCCAATGAATGTGATTTCTGCTCGTTCATTAATGTTCTTTCTGTTCAAGCTAGTCTGAATAGTATTTCCATAAAACATTTCATCCTGGCTTGAGCTTTGCCCATCAATAAACCAATCATCTGGCATATCGTGTATTTTGGTCATATTTCCTTTCTTTTTGACAATCTATATTAACATATTTATATATTTATAGGAAGTTTTCTTTCTCTTTCTCGCTATATTTCTTTTGTTTTGGTGGTCTGGGTCGCCAGGTCCTGCAGCTTCCTGGTTGATTTGGGGGGATTCTTGGGGGATTATATACCTTGTAACACACAACCTTATATTCGTAAGCGACATTGTTAAGAGGTTCGTTAGCGATAGTATTATGTGTTACAAGCTACAAGATGGATTAGCTTTCGGTCATATTCTCAACAGGGCTGTAATGAATATTCCTACTTGCTAATCTATCTCTAACTTCTAAATACTTATTACCTATTCAAACTATCAAAAAATAATTCGTATTTATTAGTATGTTTCTAACTATACTACGCCTGGATTTTATGCAAACAGTTGTTTACATTATATTTTATATCTAGTATTCTTAATATTGGAAAGGCAACATATGTGCAGTATTTGTGGCAAAAGATTGCGAGAAGTTGATGACAAACATAATGCTCAACCTGTCGCTCTCGGTCATGCTTGTGATTATTGTAATCTCAATGTCGTGATTCCTACCAGGATTGTCAATTTACAGAAGTCTAATGCGTAAGATTCCCTCTTATAGTACGTAGACACAAGGTGTTGAAGGGTTAGTTTATTGATTTCTTGCCCTTCTCCACCTTTTTTTGTGCCTTCTCTCTCTATCCTTCCAGGATTTAACCCTGATGCAGCGCTTTCTGGGCTTCGCATCTCCTGATTTGACCCAGATTATCACCAGATTACTGTTCTCCAGGTATGTTTAACTACTATATCCTCGTATTTAATCAAAATGGGTACACTACATGATGTATGTGAGTCAAAACAACACAATATATAGTATGTATGTAGCGTGATAGGAAATCTATGTGTTGCTCAACCAGGTAATTTTCACTGGCTTTCAAGGCTGGGGTTCAATGCGGCGCGGCGTCTCATATATATGTACAGTACCTAGAAATATGCTGTTAACTAGGGGTACAATATGTAGTGGTACTAGATATAGTGGTGTACCTTATAAAGGCTAGTAAGAGGTGTTTTCTTTATGTTGGCTGTTATTTAACTAAGTAAAAATGGAAAGTACAGCTAACCCTGTGTCATCCCTCCCAACCGATAACAAATCTGTTTATGACTTATTTTATATATTATGAAGTAATAGGCTTTGACCCTAGTTATGATGGTCCTGCTAGTCCACTTTATTTAAAGTTTATAATCAAGAATCCTTTTCTAAAAGCAGGAAGAACACTCTGATTGTTAGGATAAATTTAGCACAGATGTTTCCTTTTTACAAGTTTATGTTATTATTGACCCATAGGTTGCAAAAAATAATTCTTTATTCATTGCATCCTCCTTTCTGATTGAACGACAATATAGGACGCTATATAGCCCTCACGCAAGTGAGGGTTAGTCGTTTAAGGAAACCTAAGAAAAAAAATTTTTTTTACAGCCTACTTTTGGAATCCAGGTATATTTAATAATGCAATGAGAATAGGAAGTTTATTTAGCGGTATAGGCGGAATCGAGTACGGACTAGAGCGGTCTGGACTAGCCACCTCTTCAGAATGGATGATAGAGATGGACGAATACTGCTGTTCTATATTAAGAAAAAATTTTCCAAATACATTAGTAATAAATAAAAAAGTAGAAGAAGTAAACCCTTTGGATTTACCAAAGATAGATATACTGACAGCAGGATTTCCGTGTCAGCCTGTATCTGTAGCAGGTTCGAGAAAAGGAGTTAAAGATGAAAGATGGTTATGGGATGAAGTATGGAGATTTATTGATGTACTTCGACCACGATACTTTATCTTGGAAAATGTCCCAGGAATATTTACAGCAAACAAAGGGAAAGCCTTTGAAAGAGTTATCAAAGATATTGCCAAGAGCAGGAGTTATAGATTTGAATGGCAAATTATATCAGCAAGAACAGTTGGTGCAGCACACCTTAGAAAAAGATTCTTCGGAGTTGGAACATTGGGAGACACCGAACACAATGGACCACTTGAATCCGAGGACAGGGGAAGCATTGGAGAACGTATTATACAGAGGCGACAAGGAGAAGAAATCCAAGAGAAAGTCAACAGGAAATCTCAGGGAGAATCCAAAGATAACTCAGTATTCAACTCCAAGAGCAAGTCAAGCAACGAAACCGATAAACAAACAAGCTCCGTCAGTGAAAGCAGGGAAACACGGCTCGACATTGGAACAGGACATGGGAGAGAGAAATCCAGAGTTGATAGGGAAAAGGCTGAACTATGGATGGGTAGCACGGCTCATGGGTTTTCCAGATGGATGGCTGAGTTAGGTTTACTTAATGTATGGACAGGTAATGTTAATAATTGGAGAACTCCAACAACAGCAGATAAAAAAGAAGATGCTTTAAAACACGCAACTAAATTACTACAAGGAAAAGATACAAGAGCATCAGGTGAATCTGTACAAATAACATTAGCTGACCAGGTAGCTATGGATGATATAAAAAATAATCCTGAACTATTTGAAAAATATAAAGACCACATAATGATGAAAAGACCTAACTTACCTGAACAAAAAATCTTTGTAGATTATTTAAGAAGTATTACTTCTATAAAAGAACTATCTGAAAAAACAGATATAAAAAAATCTACTATAGAACATTGGTTTAGATACGATACTTCAGGCTTTAGTTATCCAAATATAGAAGATTGGAATAAAATAAAACCCTTTTTATCAGAAGTTAAATACGACAAAGAAATGACAACTCTTGAATCTTTTGAATGGAAAAGCAATAAACATAAATTTGGAACACCATTAACAAGTTCTGAAAGACCTTCTATTAAAAGAATAATTGAAGGAAACAATCCTAAAAAACAATTAAGTGAAGACCCTAAAGTTTATTTTGAAGAAGATTACGATATGTGGGAAATAGGTATGCCTAGGTCTATGGAAAACTATGAAGGAAGAAAAGAAAAATTAACAGCTTTAGGTAACGCAGTAGTTCCACAATGTGTAGAGCTTGTTGGAAGATTAATATTAAGAGCTGATAAATTAAAAACTTTAGTTTTTGACAACGATATAAAATAAAATGTATTAAGATAAAAATGCGTCTGGGGAGACGCCATATAAAGTAAAAGTATATGACACTGTACGACAGAACTGCACTTCGGTGCAGTTTTGTGTTATCATAAAGAAAAAGGAGATAATATGCCCTACACGAAAAAAGGAAAGAAAAAGAGATACCCTTCTAAGAGGATTAAGAAGAACTCTTAGTTTTGATAAACATACCTTGCCCAAGATGTGGTGGAGTGTTATTACCAAGTAAAAAAATGAAATGCCTAAATAAGGAATGTAAAAACTATGGCAAAAAATAAATTATGTTACGCTGCAGGATGTCATAGACCTCTTCCAAAAAATAGAAAAAAATATTGCAGTGATAGGTGTTCTAATAGAATTAACATGCAAAAAAAACGTGCTAGAAAACTAGGCGTTGAATGGGAACAAGAAGAAGATACATTAGTTATACCTAGTCAAAAAACAAATGTGCAATCAAGAAGAGGCAAAGTCTATAATGACATTGTTGAATCAGGTTTAGCCCAGGAAATATTAGAAAAGAAAAATACAATTAAAGGTGTAGCAAAGATATTAGAAACAACTGATGGAGCAGTATCTATGGCATATTCTGCTTATGTTGAAGATTTAGAATTAGAAAAAGCACAAGAAAAATGGTCATTACCGCAAGTTGCAGAAAAAACATTATCAGACTTTAGTGACTTTAGAGATAGATATTTTCAAACAGAACAAGGTGTAGCATACGAAACACCTGATTTTCATATTAAATGGATAGAAGAAATTATGAAAACTATTGAAGAAGGTGGACAGCACATGATATTATCACCGCCTCGTCATGGTAAAACAGATTTATTAATACATTTTGCTGTATGGTTAATCTGTAAAAATCCAAACGTAAGAATACTTTGGGTTGGAGGTAATGAAGAAATATCTAAAAATGCAGTGAGTTCTGTACTTGACCAACTAGAAAATAACGAATTATTAATAGAAGAGTTTTGTGGACCTGGAGAAAAATTTAAACCAACATCACGTACAGGTAAAGCCTGGTCTCAAAATGGTTTTACTGTAGGAACAAGAACGGTTACAGGAATTAAAAGTCCTACAATGGTTGGATTAGGACGTGGTGGTAAAATACTTTCAAGAGACTGTGACATAATAATTGCAGATGACATTGAAGACCACAGTTCTACTATGCAACCATCTAGTAGAGAAAATACAAGAAATTGGTGGACTACAACATTATCAAGTAGAAAAGAGGAACATACAGCTATTGTAGTTATTGGTTCAAGACAACATTATGACGATTTATATTCTCATTTGTCTGAAAACGAAAGTTGGACAACAACAATAGAAGAAGCACACGATACAGCTTGTACATTACCTGAAGAAGTAGAACATACAGATTGTATGTTATGGGGTTCTAAAAGAACACACAAATGGTTAATGGATAGAAAACGTGCTGCAGAAACTACAGGTGGTAGAGCTATATACGAAATGGTTTATCTTAATGTTGCTATGCCTGAAGGACTTGCATTATTTGATAGAGTAGAAATAGAAGCATGTCGAGACCAAGGTAGAGATATAGGAACAGTACCGCCTGGAACTAGACTTATTGCAGGTTTAGACCCTGCGTCAACAGGTTACCAAGCTGCTTTTTTATGGGCTGTTGATGTTGAAAGAAATGTTTTACATATGGTAGATATGAACAACTCTTTAGGAGGAGGTATTCCACAAGCATTAAATGTAATTAAAGAATGGTGGATGAAATATAATTTATCACATTGGGTTATTGAAGAAAACGGTTTTCAAAAAGCAATAAGACAAGACAGAAGTATTAGAGATTTTGCTTCGACTCACGGAATATTTTTAGAAGGACACGAAACTCACAACAATAAATTTGACCCAATATTTGGTGTTACTGCTATGAGACCATTATTTACTGAAAATAAAATTTCTTTGCCATATCTTGGATTTGAAGCCCAAGAAAAGGTAAACTTATATACGAGTCAGTTGGTTTATTTTAGTTCTGCAAAAACTAAAAGTAAGTCAATAGGTACAAAGACTGATATAGTTATGGCTAGTTGGTTTCCTATGAAAGCAATAAGACGTATGCAAAAAGAACGTTTTGCTGAATTAGGATACGATTATAGTCCTAGCTTTTCAGGGTACGAACCTAGTAGTATTGATATAGATAATTGGAGATAGATGCCTTTAAATAGCGATAAGTTATACGATAAAATTGATTACCTAAGAATAATCAATAGAGATAATCTTCTTGATAGGTCACGTGTAAGAGACATTATGAACGGTGGAGAAGCTGGAGTTAAAGCCTTATTGGGTGATGGTGCTAATGTTGAATACCATCAATTACCAGCACCTAATTTATTTTTAACAGCTTTAGATAGATTTGCACAAAAATTAGGTAGAAGCCCTGATTTAAAAATAGATATAATTAATGAAAAAGATTCACAACGTGCAAAAAAGAAATCTGAAAAACTAGAACGAATTGTCATGGCTTATGACAAAAATCAAAAATTAAATATGCAATTACCACAAGTTGGTAGATGGTTACCTGGTTATGGTTTTGTTGTTTGGACTTTAGGACATAGAAGAGATAAAGATGGTAATCCTTATCCTTATGCAGAATTAAGAGATTCTTTTACTTGTTATCCTGGATATTTTGGAAATGACCAACAACCAAAAGAATTAGCAATAATTACAAGAGTTCCACATAAGATACTTGCAGAACAATATCCTAAAGCTAAAAGCATAATTTATGCAAGAAATACAGATGATGAAGTATCACCGTATTCAGCATTATTAGGTTATGGTGAAAAAATGAATAATTGGTCTTATTCAAATGGTGATGGAAAAGTTGTAGTTGAGTATAGAGATGAAGAAGGAACATACGTATTTTTACCTGAAAATAAAAAAATTATAGATTTTATGCCTAACCCTTTAAAGTCAGGTCCTTGTTTTGTAGTAGCTAAAAGATATGCTTTTGACCAACTACAAAGTCAGTTCCAACACATTACAGGTCTTATGGCTAACATGGCAAAAATTAATATTCTTGGAACTATTGCTATGGAAGATGCAGTATTTACAGAAACCAATATTGTTGGTGAAATAGAATCAGGTAAATACAGAAAAGGTAGATATGCAGTTAACTACTTAGCACCAGGCTCAAATGTATCAAAACCTGTTAACAATTTACCATATCAATTATTTCAACAAGTAGATAGATTAGAAAGACATTTACGACTAGGAGCAGCTTATCCTGTATCTGATGATGGACAATCTCCAAATGCATTTGTTACAGGTAGAGGATTAGAAGAACTTGGTCAATCTGCTTCACTTCATGTTAGAGAATATCAAACTGTTTTAGCAGACGCTATACAAGAATTAGATTCAAAAAGATTAGAATATGATGAAGAAATGTTTCCAGGCGTAAGAAAACCTATGGCAGGTTATCATAAAGGAACTGCTTATAAAGAAACATATTCTCCACAATCTGATATAAAACAATTTTACACAACACGAAGAGTGTATGGTGTAATGGCAGGATTTGATGAACCGCAAAAAATAATAACAGGACTGCAATTAAAACAACAGGGTATTATTGATACTCAAACATTACAAGAAAATATGGATGGGTTAGATAATATAACAAAGATTCAACAAAGAATAAATGCAGAAAAAGCAGAGACAGTTTTATTTGAATCTCTTATGGCACAAGCTGCAGAAGGAAATCCACAAGCTACAATGGCAGCTATAGAAATAAGAAAGAATCCTTCAAAAATGTCAGAAATATTAGATAAGTTTTACACAGCAGAAGGTGAAGAGCCAACTCCTGAAGAATTAGCAATGATGGGAATGGGTGGACCACAAATTCCTACAGGACCTGGAGGTGGATTACCTGGAATAGACCAAGTAATAGGAGCTTTAGGGCAACAAGGAGGACCTCCTAGTGGATGAACAAGAAGTTTTAGTTAGGTTTATGGATATGATTAACCAAGAAGATTGGAATACTGATGTATTTACAGGAGATGCAGAAATACAACCATCAAGAATAATGATGACAAACTTCCTTACATTACCTACACCTCATCCTGATGTTTTTATAAATATACAATTTGATTATGAATTTAATCCAGAGTTAGGAAATGAGTTACGTGGCGAAATTTAATAGAGGCAGAAAAAATAAAGATTTAGCAGCAGCAACTGATATGACAGGTGGTGGAGCTTATGCAGACATTGTTGTACCTCCACAAGCAGAAGGTGATTCGTTTGGACAAACTAAAGATTTACAAACACAAGTAGACGCTGTAAAGAATGAAGTTGCAGCTACAGGTGGTATGCCTAGAGCTGCTATGATGCCACCTTCACCTGTAAATTTAGGTGCAGCAACAAATAAACCAAATGAACCAGTTACTTCAGGCATACCATTAGGTGCAGGAGACAATGGTGGATTAAACATGGGAACAGATACAGTAAGTAACTTTATTAAAGCTGCTAAAATAGAATTTCCTGACCCAATATGGGATGAATTGTTAGATGCGTAATGTATTACCGCACAAATTTTAATTTACCATTACACAAAGAATCTTTAGCATCTTTTAATTCTTTAAATAACGAACAAATAAATTCTTTTAGAAGAAGCATTACGCCTGAGTTAGCAGAAAAAATATTATCTATAGCTAAAGCATATCCGACATTAGATAAAAGATTAGCAGTATATACAGGATTATATGGATTAGAAGCAGATGATGATTTAATATTACGACTTGCACAAAAACAACAAAGTGCATTAGAAAAACAACAAAGAAGTGTTAGGCAGAGTCAAGTTGGTTGGGGTAAAAGAGCAACGCAGTTAGGATTTTTAGCATTAGATGCACCATTTCAAAACATATCACAAAATTTTAAATCTACTGTTGTAGCAGCACAAGAAACAGGAATGCCTGTAGGAAAAGCAGTAGCTAAAAACTTACTTACAGCATTTAGTCCATCAGTAGAATTTTCAGATAAAGCTAGAGAATCATTATTAGGAGAAGAATTTGCTGAAAAATACAGGGCAACTAAAGAAGCATATGGTCCTACAGAATGGAGAAGAGCTAGAGAACAACAGAAAGCAGGAAATCCTTTAAATTTAGGAACAGGTATTTTACCTAATTCTATGGATTTACAAGATACAGAAGTATATAGAAAAGAAATAAAATTAGGTAAGACACCATTAGAAGCGTATATGATTGCTGAACAAACTTATGGAAAACCAATAACAGATGAATTTGAAAAAGATGAATATAGATATAAATATACAACACCACAAGGAGAAAGAGTTCCTATATCACCTGGAAGAGTTGTTGCAGGACAATTCAGTAAAGAATCTGACGTATCGTATGCAATAGTAAGTACGATAATTGATGGTGCTTTTAGATTAGGTGCAGACCCAATAAATATTTTATTAGGTTACGGTGCAGGAGTTAAAACTGCAGCTAGAACTGTTGTAACACAAGCTGCTGTAGATGATTTTATAAGAAATACTCCAACTATAGCTAGAGCATTAAAAACTTTAAAACCTACTAAAGGAGGAAGAGAAGCTAGAGCATTAACATTTGGAAAAACAGCAAATCAAATACTTGATACAAAATGGGGAGATGAATTTGTAGATGCTATGACTCAAAACACTTCTGTAGCTAGATTACGAATGATACCTGGTTTTAAAAAACTTGACCCTAGAGTTTTAGATTATTTAGCAAAAGTAGGTGACAAAAATATAATGAGAGAATCACTTAGAAGTTTAATGAGACAAGGTGATTTTTCAGAACTTATGGTTGCACCATACTCAGGTGCTTTTGTTGGAGATGAAATAAGATTAGCTGCACAAAATGCACCATTAACAAAATTACCAATGCGTAAAAGTTTAGTAGGTGAAGCATCAGACGCATTAGCTAAAAGATTAGGTGGAAGTACAGACGTTGCACCACTAAGAAGAACAGTTGGTGCGTTTATGGGTAAAATGAAAAACGACCCATTTGCTGGTTTAGTAGGAATGGGAAGTCAATTAATGTATAGCCTTCCTTTAAAAACAAGAAGATTATTTGATTTAGCACCTGATAAATATGCAGCAATAACACAAATTGCAGAAACAGTAAACAACATAGAAGGTTCTTTAATTGCTATGGGAGAAAAAGAACCTTTAAGAGATTTATTTATAAAAGAAATATTAGAATCAAAAAATCAACAAGATGTTGTTAATGTTGTCGAAAAACTAAATGAAAGAATTGCAAAATTTGTAGTAAAAAATAATCCTGATTTAGCTGAAGACCCAGATGCACTTGAAGAAATGATAAGAGTTTCAAAGGTGGTATCTAATACTTTAGAAACTAAAAAATATTTTTATGATGCAGATGGAATAGCATTATCGTTTCCAGGAACTAAAATTGAATATTTAGCTGATGCAGTTCAAAAAGCTGATGGTACTTTTCAAAGTAAAACAGTAGCTGCACCTACAGCTTTAACTATGGCTCAGTTTGCAGAACATTTTGTTCCTTTAATTGATTATCAACAATTAGCTAAAGCAGGTAAAAGATTTAATAGATTAGTTGGACCTAGTGGAAGTAGATTAAAATCTGTTATGTGGCATGACCCTAAAAAATCTGCTTTTTCTAAAATTAATCAACAGTTTTTTAAAGTTCCTAGAAAAGCATTTGTACCTGACCCTTCAAGAGGCGGAAGAGTATCATTATCTCCACCAGGAAACGTAGATTACGTATATAACGATATTTTTATGCAGAGAGTATTAAAACCATCATGGATGTTACGTTTAGCATTAGCGTTAAGAGTTCCACCTGAAGAATCAGTTCGTCTAGCATATTATGGAGGACCTAATGTATTTTCACATCCTTTACTTTTAACTTCATTAAAAAGTGATATTGGACGTAAAGGTAAAACTGTTGTACAGATGCAAGGAAGTCTAGGAGAACAATTTTTTGCTACAAAAATATTTAATGAAGAAGCAGAGATGATAGCTGAAATGGTTGGTAACAAAGATATGGTAGATGCTGTTACTAATTTAAAATACGAACAAATTGAAAAATCAATTAAACATTTACGATTAAATGTAAATGCAGCAGGAGAAGTAGGCGATTCTTATTTAGCATCTTTTTTACGTGGCGACAATATGACAGATTATGCTTTTGACGAAATAATTGGTGAATTACCTAAATTAAAAAAACAAAGAGTTACTGACCGTAATGTCAGATTAATGGCTGAAGATATAGTGAGTTGGGAGTTAGAAGAAATTGAAAATGCTGTTTTAAAAATTGATGGTACAACATTAGAAGGTGCTGCTGTTTCAGTTGCACCGTATAAAAGTTTAAAAACAACAATAGATACAGCAGAAGAAGGTTTTCAACAAACTATAGAACAATATTTATCACAACCAAATGTGATGAAAGCATTACAAAAAGAAAATCATGTATTACAAGTTACAAGAAATTTTGCAGGAGATGTAACACAAGGAGAAGCATTAGTTCCTCCTACATTAATTGATTTAAATGTAGGGATTGTAAACAAAACTGTTAATAATATGACTCTTGAACAAGCTAAAGATACTTTAATAAACTCTTTATCAATAGCTATCAAAAGCCATGAAAGATATGTTTACCCTACTATACCTATGGTAAATGCATTAAAGAGAGATAAGTTATATAAATTAATAGATTTACGTGGTCAAATACCAAGAATAAGAGTTTATGACGGTATAGATAATATAAATATTGATTCTGTAGTAAGAAAAGAAATTCTTGAAGCTATGTTTGAAAGTAATTTTAATACAGCAAAACTAATTATGAAGAAAAAAGGTGGCTATGCACAAGCTGCACCATCAGGAACTATTTTTAATGGTGACCCTATGTATATACAAGCTCAGTCAAATCAAACTTTATTACAAAGATTTTTACCTGGTAAAAATCGAAAATCAAAAGATGAAATGTATTTAATGGCTAAGAAACATAAAAATACAGGTTCTGATGTAATACAAGAAGAATGGTGGTACGGATTTATTGAAGATTTATTTAGTGTAGCAAAAGACCCTGCATATGTAATGGTAGCTAGAGATGGTGTTGAAAATGCAGTTGAGTATTTTACAAAAAATCCTAATGGTAAACAATACATACAAGATTTAATACAACAAAGTGATGAGCCAGAAGTAAGAAGAATATTAGAAAAAGAATCAGAACTTAAAAAATGGTTACAAGCTATTAATTACGATATTGCAAGATTACAAGGAAATCCTTCAAGAAAAATTAGAAGAGGAAACAGAGGAATATCTCAAAGACAAGCTAGAGAAATAATACATAATGCAGAAGGAGAAATGATTCTTCCTGATTATGAAGCAGATTTATCATTAGGTTCACAACAAGTTAAAGAATTTATTGCTAATAGTGGATATTTAAATGGAGAAGATTGGCTTGAACTAGCACAAAAACATGCTGTTCAAAATAATAGAACAAGAAGTTATTATGGAAAATTTTATAAAAAAGTTAAAAAAGAATTTAATAAAGACATTGTTGAAAACGGATTAGGACCTAGAGAACAAGCATATCTTAAATCAGGGTATGATTTTAGCAAAGGTGCAACATATGAATCATCAATGGAGAAATGGGATAAATTATTAGAAGCAGGATATAGAAACTTATTAGCAAAACCTTCTGATTGGTTAAATAGAGACCCAATGTTTAGATGGTCTTTTTATACAGAAGCACCAAATTTTATACCTACGTTTGATGAAAAAACAACAAAAGAATTTTTAGTAGGTGCAAAACCTTGGATTGAAGGTAGTCAAATGTGGGATGATATAGTCCGTGCATCAAAAATACCTAAAATAAAAGAAGAAGTAAGTGTTACTAGCCTTGAACAAGCAGAGACGTTATTAAAATATAAAGCATTAGAAAATGTAAAAGACTTACTGTATGCAAGTTCTGACAGACATGTATTGTCTGATGTTATGGCTACGTATGTTCCATTTCCTGAAATATGGCAAGAAGTTGCAAAGACATGGGGTAAATTAACAATAGATAATCCACAAAAATTTAATAGAACACGTATAGCTATAGACGCAGGTAAAGAATCAAAACCTTGGGATACGCACAATGCTTTCTTTGAAACAGACCCTGTAACAGGAGAATTAATGTTTAATTGGGTTGATGTTGCTAATGTAATGACATTTGGTGTAGCATCTATTCCAGGACAAATGGGATTTGCACCTGTGCAGTCAGCTTTATTAGGAGAAGATTTAAGAGACGAAGGTGTAAAAGTAAGACCATATGGATTCTTAGAAGGTTTGAACTTAGTAGCAGCTAATGGTTTTTCACCTGGTTTTGGTCCTAATGTACAAATGGCTTACAAAGTATTTACAAAATATTTTCCTACACCAAAATTTTTAGATGATTTTATTTTAGGAAACTTTAATGCACCTGGTGGTGGTTTTAATATTGCTGATGAATTACCAGGTTGGGCGAAAGATATTATATTAAAACAACCATTTATGGGTGATGGTGCTGCTTCAGAAGAAATGGAAGCATCAGTAGCTGCAACAGTAATGGATATATATACTATGTATTACTATGCAGGTAAATGGACGCCTGATGATACTGAATCACAAAAAGCAGCATTAATAGAAGCTATGGATGCAGCATCAAAACATTGGATTATTAGAGGAATGGCTAAAGGTGCTTTTCCTACAGCTATACAACCACGTTATGAATTAAAAGATAAAAATGGTACTTGGTGGGGAATACAGGTATTAGCACAAAAATATCAACAGATGCTAGAAAATAATGACTTTGATTATTTTGTAACATCACAACAATTTATTACTAGATTTGGTATTAACCCAATACCATTAAGACAAGCAACTACTGAAAAGAAAGGTAGATTTCCTGCTAGAAAAGAATCATTTAAATTTTGGCAACAAGCTGAAAATAAACAATTAATAGAGGAATATCCACAAACAGCTATATATATAAAAATGGATAGTTGGGATGATGAATTTTCATACCCTGCATTCTTAGAAGGTTCTGAAACATTAGACCCACAAGACTATAGAAGAGCATTACAACAAACACTTCTACAATTTGAGTTAGAGGAATACAGACAAGATTTAGTAAATGACCCATCAATGACTGATGCTGCTAGAAGAGAAGCATATACATTAAAAAAGAATAAATTAGTTGACGAATACAAAATGATTCCATATGGAAACATAGGTAATGCAATTATTAGAGCAGAACAAGATTATGTAATGCAAGAATTTAGAATGTGGGAAGACAATGAAATATTAAAAAATTCTGCTGAGTATAAACCTCTTAAATTATTCTTAGATAAATATGATGAAGCAATAAATGTAGTATTAAACGGTGGTACTTTTACTGTGGGAGATGAGAGCTATACTGTATATGGTAGTGGTGTTAAAAATAAGACTGCTGCAAACTTAAAAGGTAGTAACGAAAATACTGCAGCTATAAGGATATTGTTAGATAAATATGCTAGACAATTAGCTAATGAGTATAGAGATACTAACTTTATAGACATGTATTTAGGTAACTTTTGGAAAGAGCTAGATAACAGAAGATATGAGAAGGATTTTTAAATGAGTCAATACTTAGATGAGAAAACGTTAGAAGATATACAAAACTATCTTGCAGAACTAGATGAAACAGGTGGTTTTGCAGATTTTCAACAAGAAGAAGGCATACAAGATTTCTTACTAGAAATAACTAAAAACATACAAGTACCAATAAGAACGGAACAAGATGGTAATTATCTAGGTATTAAAGTATATAGTTTGTTTGATATTATATCAGGAAATACAGACTTTGATTTAAAAACAGGAACAAGTGACGTAGAAAAATTTGCAGAAGCATCTGATGCAATATATAAGGCTACTGATATGACAACATATATTGATAGTGTTGTTAATTATTTAGAAATTCTTATACAACCACAAACAGATAAAAATGGTATAACTGCAAGTATCGGTCCTAAATTGCTAGGTGAAGATGACACTACAGGAGCTGCTTCAGAAGAAATTAAAATAGCATTAGGTGATGTATTTGATTTAGTTAACGATTGGTCGCAAGAAACTATTGATAATGAAGATGGTACAACAGCAACATTTTCTGATGTAAATCCTAAAATACCTGGATTATTTACAGCTAAAAAAGTAGAACAAGATTCTCAAACAGGTGAAATAGTAAGTCGTTCAAGTCAATTTTATACAGGATATAACATTCAAATTAATGACAAAAATCAATATGTTAGATACGAAGTAGACCCTGTAACAGGAGACCCAAAATTACAATTAGTTAGAGATGAAAATGGTGACCCTATAAAGCCATGGTTTACACGTGGTTCTGCGGCAGAAGCATTTATTGGAATGTCACCTACTGAAATATTTAATATACAACAACAATTAGCTGCTGCAGGATTAGATTTATCATCTTATAATTTTGTTCCAGGAGAAATAGACTTTTCAACAACAGAAAATGAAATAGGATTTTTAGCAAATTTAATGACACAAGCAAATGATATGCAATGGTTAGCACCAAATATGCAATATATAGATAAAGAAGCACCAACAATATTAGGTCAATTAGCACCATTTCTTAAATTAAGAGAAGAAGATATGTTACTTTCAGGTACTGCTATAGACCCAGAATTTGAAAAACAATTAGAACAATACGGAGAAGAAGTTTTACCTCCTTCAGATATAGAAGTAAAACAAGCTATAGATGGTTTATTTGCATCTAAAGGATTAACAGCAACTGCTGCAGATTATAAAAAATATGGAGAAATATTAGCAGATTTACAATCACAAGCAGCCGCAAGAGAAATAGAAATACAGCAAAATAATCTGTCATTAAATGACATAATAGGTTTATCTACAGGAGAATATACATCAGGCGGAGATAAAGTAGTAAGATATGGTGGTGGCAGCGATATACCTACTAGCTTTAGAGATGTTAAATTTAATGTTAAATTACCTACACCTGAAGAAGCTAGAAGTCAATTAGGAAAGCCTTTACTTACTTCTATAAATGTAGCTCAGGAATTAAATAATCAGTTTGAAAAACTAGAAGCTGGTAAAATATCAGCAGTATCTGAAATGGCAGGTAGAAGAGCTTTAGCAAATAGTTTTAGAGATAACTTTTTAGCTTTTGAGGAGAGTTGGTAATGGAATATACACCACAACAATTAGCAGAATTTTTACAATTTGCAGTTAATTATTTGAAACTAAATGAAGAAAAAATAGAGTTTATTAGTGATGATTTACATTTAGACCCAACTAAAGATAAGGATATACAAAAATATATTGCTATTGCTTTAGCTGAACATGGTGAGCCTCAGACTGCAACAAGCACTGGTATTTCAACAAATACACCAGGAGATGGTGGAAATTCAAGAGGACCATGGCAGATACACATACCTACATGGGAATCAACATTAAGAACGTATGAAGTGTTTGACAAGTATGATGATATTAAAGAGGCTTTAGATGACCCTGGATTAAATGCATTAGCTGCAGTTATTATTGCACAACAAAAAACAGGAGATGAAAGAACTGATGGAATTAATAATTGGCAAACAGTTATGAATAAATCAAAAACAGAAGCAGGAACAGAAATAATAGAGGATGACCCATATGGAATTAAAAGTGGTAAAGGACAAGTTTATGAGTTTACTGATAAATATGAACAACAGATTATGACTGATACTTTAGGACAAGAACAGCAAGAAACAGAACTTATCCAAGATAAAGTGGGGAGTATTCAAAAAGAAAATGCTGAAAGATTTAAAGAAGACTCTATGAATATGTCATTGATAAAAGGTAAGTTACTATCTGCACAAGAAGGTAATTTATTTAATCCATCTGAAACATTTGTACATATGGTAGGTGGAAGAATGGCACAAACAAGTGGTTCTGCTATAAATAAAACAATTCAAAATTCATTATCTAATGTAGATGTTAGTACATTATCTAACAATATGGCATTAGATTTATATTCTTCTTTAATTAATCCATACGTTCCATTGAATGCAGAATATGGAGGATTAAGTGCAGAAGGAGATACAACTAATATTATGGATAAATTACAAACTCAGATGTTTGAAGATGATGCCAAATATTACGATACTAAAACTAAAAAAATATATTCAGGTAGTGAGATAAATAAAAAAGATGCATTAGTTAGAAATGCTCATTATTCAAGACTTAAAAATAGTACATCAAGTGATGACTTGGGTAATTTAATGTTAACTTATCAATACATTTTAAGAAACAAAAATCCTTATGTGAAAGTAGATGACAGTATTTCATCAGAAGTAGCTAATAACAAAAAAGAAGATAATGAAGAAGGCGTACTAGCATCAATGGGTAATGCAATGCCTGATGATAATGCAGGTGCAAACTTCTTAAATAACTTTGAAAAAGTATTACGTATTAATCCACAAAATGGAAATAAAAAAGTAAATAATGATGTAGGAAATGCTTCACGTGATTTTATGAGAGATAGATAATGGCTACAAAAATAAAATGGAAAGATGATGAAGAGTTAGTAGAAGTATTTGAAAGCATGGGTATGCATAACATTGATGAATTTGTTGATGGAGATTACATTAAAGAAGATTTTTACAATGATGATGGTGTTCAAACATTATTAGAAAAAGGAATGTCGTTAGCTGAAATTATAAGGTTGTAATATGCCTACAAGCAGAGGAATAAGAGTATCAGAGTTTGAAAGAACAATACTTGATAATTTAAATACACTATTAAATGAACAAGAAGGTGCTGAAGAATTAAGAAGAATTTTTAGTGAGCTTGAAGAGTCAACACAATTAGAAGTAGTAAGAGGTATATTAGAAGAATTTGAAAGAGGTACAACAAATGATGATATTGCAAGAATGGTTGGAACACAAGCTAGTTCACAAGGTGCTTCTTTAAGTCAAGCAAGAGGATTAACTCTTGTAGACGTAATAGAGGAACTACGTTTAAATAGAGACTCGATTGTAAGTCAAAATACAAATTTAGAAACAGCGTATCTTGGAGATAGACCAGAACCTAGAAGAGAACCTAGAAGAGATGGACAAGAAAGAAGGACAAGAAATTTAGCTGAAGGATTAGATGTATTAGAAGAAGACCATAAATTTTTTACTGACTTGTACGAAGCATTAAAAGAAGATAATCCTGATTTTGAAAAAACATTTAAAGAATCTTATTCTATGGCAGAAAGAAATCCTAATTTACCATTTGAATTAAATGAATTTGATGAAATATTTGATATTAAATATAGAAATGAACTTGTTATGTTATTAGATACTTTAGGTATTACAACAAGAAAATATGGTAAAGATGTTCACCGTTCTGGAGATTGGCATCCTGTTAGTAATCAACTTTATGAATTTGTAGATTTCAGGTTTTCAGGTAGTGATTGGTGGGTAAATCAAACACCAAGTGGTAATGCAGTACAAGAGTTTGCTAAAAAGAATAAAATTGTTCTTTCTCATACTGGTTTAGCATTAGCTAGATTTAATGAACAATATTTAGATGGAGATGGAAAATTACCTGATAATTGGGTTATGTTAAATCAGTTTGGTAATAATAGCATCAACCACCACAGTCTTCCATTAAAATCACCAAAAGAAGGAGATGTAACAATCTCTAGTAAATTTGATGAATTAGCAGAAGTACATGCTCGTAATAGATTATTTATATTTCCTGAAGATATGGAAACAGTACAAAATAAACTTGGAAAGTTACATAATAAAATAATAAAAACAAAATTATTTGAAGGTGGTAGCGATACAATAGTTTCAAAATTAGGTAATGAAATAGGAACAAAAGATGTTGTAAGAAAAACTAACGCTTTATTTTCATCAAGAATAAACACTACAGCACACGAATCAAGTTTTTATAAATCATTACATTTGCTTTATGGAGTAAATGATACAAATGATATTACAAAGTTAATTAATAGAGCTGTAATAGATACTGTTGTAGAACTGTCTGTAACTACTATTGGTTCTAAAAAACCAAAGGGAGCTATGGATATAAATGAAACTATTGTAAAAGATAGAATGCCAAATGGTTCACCTAAAAAATGGTTTGATAAAATAAAAACAGGCAGTCTGCCTTGGAATAAAGTACAAAATAGAGCTGGTCAAGTATTTGGTTTAATTTATACATTACCTGATGGAACAGACATAATAACAACATTGATAAGTAGTGACTCTAATAGAACTGACTTAAATAATAATATTAGCCCTGGTGGTAATGTAACTGCTAATTTTATAAATCTTATTCCCCAAGACGTAATAGGTGCTTATCCTTCAATGAAAAAAATAAGAGGAATAAAAGGAAATTTAGTAAGACACGCCATAAGTTGGTGGAAAGAAATGATAAATTACGCAGATGAAACTGGTGTATATTTTCAAAACACTCCTATTAATACATACGTTGGAGGTACTTATCATACGCTTGGTGGTTTCGAATATATAGAAGACCTTATAGGTGATGTTCACGCAACTTCTGATGGTGGTGGTATGACTAGAGTTCCAATACCACCTGAAATTAATAAATTAGGTAAATCTCGTGGTGGTAAATTTAAGTTTATAAATAAGATAATAGATTATCCTGTAGGTGCTCCTCACTTTGTTGGTGATACTAAAGTTACAAGAAGACCAATACATAACGCTTTAGATTCAAGAGATGTAAAATTGCTCATAGCAGCATCAGAAGGGTTTTATGATTCTGATAGTGATTATATGAAACGTAAAGATGTAAGAAATAAAGATATTATGTTTAAATATCTTAAACAAAGAAGTTTAGATGCAAATTCTTTATTCCCTATTTACAGCAATAAAATTAATGATTTGGATAATGCAGTTAGTGGTTCTTATTTAGCAGATTTTACTACGCTTAATGAAATTTTTAATTTAATTAGCAACGACCAAATTAAAACAAGTGATATTGCAAGAATACTTTTAGCATCAGATGCATTAGATGATTATGTTTTAGGAAATTTTGTAGAAGATGATATTCGTTATGTGGAACATCCTATATGGAAAAGAAATGAACCTTTTGCAAAAAGCATTCTTGATGAATTAGAAACAGCACAATTTGAAACAGGTGACGCAACAAAATTTAAAAAAACATTAGAAGGTGTAAGACATTTAGCTAGTGAAAACTTTGATTGGGCAAGAGCAAATATGACTAGAGAAGCAGGGAATTTAGATTTTTTAATAAGTTCTTTATTATCACAAGCAAATGATATTGCATTAAATGATTATGAAGGTAAAACATTAGCTGATAAAATAGCTGATGTAAACGGTTCATATGCTACTGTTGAAGATGCTCGTCAATTACCTGCAGAAACTTTACAAACATACAAAGATACATTTATTAGAGAAGGTGCAGAAGTAGAAACAGTTGCAGAAGTAGAAAGACCAAGAGATGTTGTTTCTACAAATCTTGAAAACAATCTAACACAAGGAAACCTTTATAGAGAACTAGAAAATCAAGCCATGGCAATGGATGTAGATGTCTTTGAAGCAGAAAGTGGAGAGTATCTAAATGATATTGTAAACGATACGGATTTAGCTGTATTTGTTCCTGATGATATGACATTATTTGGACAAATGCGTAGTGGATATGCTAGTAGTCCTGTTAGTTATTTTGATGAGATGTTGCAAATTAATCAAATGGAAGTTTTAACAGAACGTTATCAAAAATTAGCAAATATGTTTGAATTAGGTAATGGTGCTATTGATGGTGAAGGTAGAGTAGTTCACACAGGTAAAAAAATATCAGATTATTTTAGACATGAGTTTATGAAAAATATAGATAAAATCGTTACTCATTCAGTAGGAGTTACTGGAACAGGAATAGAAATAATTGCTGCAGATATAGAAGTAACTCAACATAATCATGTAGATGATTTTATTGAAATGGCTCTTATTTATAAAGATAGTCAAGGTGAAATTAAAAAAACTTATGCAGTAACAAATGTAGACATAAGAGGTGGTGGTGATACTATTACTATGTATGATACATTAGTTGCAGGTGCAGGACCTGATAATGTACCTTCATATATTTTAAAAAATGCATTACTTACAGCTATAGAAGATTTAGAAAAAAAAGCATCTGCTGATATAAATGAATCACCAAGAGAAATAAGGCATATAAATTTATTGCATGACGTAGATAACATACTAGAACACAGAATGTTTGCTATGGGAAGAGTCGGTAATGCATTAGGTGCATTTGAGTATAGAACAGATACTCATAGCGGATTTAGTGAACATCTACTTGGTGATACAACACACATAAATAGCATTACTCCTGGTGAATTACAAGCAGGTAGTGATACTGGCTATATAGATAGAGATTTTAGAAATACACCTGATGGAAATATGAATATTGGTACATTATGGCAATCAATAACGTTTGATGAAGTAGATTTCTATAGCCTTTATCAGACAGAGTTTACAATTCAAGAGTTAGAAATATTTATGAATGGTATAGAATCAATAGCTGAAAACAATGACATTATTATAAGTGGAGAAATAGTAGACGTCAATAATCGTGGAGTATTAGATTTTGAAAAAAGAGGAAATAATCCTATTACTGAAATTGCAAGAGATATAGAGAATACTAATACTTTTAAACTAGGAAATTTACAAATTGATGCACCATCACATTTATTTGGACCTTATTTAGATGCTGAATTAAATAAAGTGTTTAAAGATGCACAAATATTTTCTCAACCAGGCAGACAAGCAATCGGTGAAATGGGAAATATAGGAACATATAGAATGGCTAGAAATCAAATATCAGATACACGTTCAAATTTATACAATACAGGTCAATATGATATAGATGAACTAAGAATGAACTATTCCTTAAATAGAGATGTAGGCACAGGCTTTGGAAATGTAGAAGGTAATGTTGGTAAATTACATAGTGCATCACCTGTTAAACCTGTTCCTTTAAGAAAAGAATTAAGACAGTTAGCTAAAGCATTTGCTAAAACACCTGTAGGTAGAGCATTAGGTGTTGCCTGGAAAGGTATAGATATAGGTGAAACATTAATAGCTGCAGGATTTAAAAAAGCAAGTGAATCAGCCGCTAAACGTGCAATAGCTAAAGGCTTAGGTGCAGCAGGTGCAGCAGCGGCCTCAGCGCCAATTACATTTGCAGCAACTGTGTGGGGAATATACGAAATATCAAACCTTATTGTACAGATGGGTCAAGAAATACCTGATATGGTTAGCTTAATTAAAAAGAGAAACAACGTTATGAAGAATGGTCAGGATTGGGAAAAAGCTGAAATGGAAGATAGGTTTTGGAAAGATATGGGTAAAGAAGCATTAGAAGGATTACAAGGTGCAGCTAAGTATTCTCCTGCAGAACAAATAGCAGATTTTATTTGGCAACCTGCTTTTGATGCAATAGGTAGATATGCTGAAGGAAGAGATGAAACAGAATTAAACTTTCCTGCAGTAGAAACAGTACCTGACACTAATGATATTTATTACTCTAATAGAACACCGCAAGATAAATTAGACTTAATGCAAGATAGAATTGATTATGATACTCTATTTTATGGGTATTTAAACAATAATCCAGATGCTAACGTTGTAGCTGATAGAACGTTAGAATTAACTAATACAGTATATAATAGGTAAATATGGCAACATTTAAAGAAGGTATAGGACTAGACCAAGCAGATAGATTAATTATTGTAGATGGTAAGTATTACGCTATATACGATTACACAACGATTGATGGAAATACTATGCCTTTAGTTATAGAAGTAGATGTATTAGATGTATTAGCTAATCCAGGTGCAGCAATAGAAACAAGTATAGAACAGTTTGAAAGCGATACAGGATATATATTTCAACCAATATTTATGGTTTCACAACTTTCAAAGACAGACCCTACAGATGAAACTACAGATTTAGATTATATTTTAAATTTTACTAGAAATCAGTTAGAGAAAAAAGCAAATGTATTAGGTAAGAAATGGTTTTTAAATGATGACATCCAAAGATTATTCGCTTTACAAGCAATAACAGGTGAAGATATTTCAGAATATTTAGAGCCTGTATTAGAAGGATATGGAACTGCTGATGAAAGAGAATGGATAGAGTTAGTATATAGAAACCCTGATAAAGCAGAAGAAATAGTTTATGATAACTATGAAAATTTACTGTTAAGTGTTAATCAAATGAGAATTACAGGACCTGGACTAGATTCTTTATTAAAAGATTTAGCAGCAGATGTATCATCAGGAAAATTTGGTACAGGACAAGCAGCAGCAGCTAAAGTAAATGAAATTATTAGTTACCTTACTGATAGTGTAAAAAGAAATATGGCAGGTGGAATAAATGCTGTAGATGAAGAATATAGAAAATATGTAGGAGAAATAGATGAAACACAATCAGGAATTGCAGCAGCTTATAATTTAGTTAAAGATTATTTAGGAGAAGATATTGCTAAAACATATAGAAGTAATGGTATGTTAGAGCAATATGCAGGTCTTCTACGTGCAGATGGTTCAGCAGGATATACAGAAGGTGGTGGACCTAATGAAACAAAAATTATTAATGATTTACAAGCAGCACATGATAAAATATTTCCTGGTTTTGAAGGAAGTAAACATAAAGATTGGTCAGGACCTATATATGAAATAGGCGGTACTACTTTAGGTAAAAGTTTTTTAACAGCAGAAGAAAAAAAACAAATGGATTTAATATCACAAAAAGTAGGTGGAGATATGAATCTGTATGAACAAGAGTTAAGAACACAATTTAAAAATGATGCTGATTACCAGGATAAAGTTTTATTAGGTGCTACATCAGTATTTAATCAAGACATATCAGGAGTATTTGTAGGACAAGGAATGAGTAGAAGATAATGGTAGAAGTTTATAGAGGAGATTTAGCAGGTTCTTATACAGTTGAAAATGATTGGTGGACTGACCCTGAAACTGGAATAAGACATTTTAGAGATTTAGAATGGTATGAAAGCAAAGGTTATACTACAGATGAAAGCGTACAAGGTACTAAATTAAATGCAGATGGAGTTGAGTTAAGTGCTGAAGATATTGCAGCAGCAGCTGCTTCACAACTTTCAAGTGATAAATTTAAATTAAATCAAGTTGATTTAGAAGGATTGTTTGGAGAATACTTTGATGCACAAGCTGCACAAACAAGTACGCCAGAAGGTCCAACTACTTTTGAACAAATGCAAGGTCTATATCCTTGGTTAGATGACAGGTTAATTACTCTTTATTTAGATAAATATACAGAATCAGGTAGTGAAAGATTAGCTATTGCTGAAATGAGAGCAGACCCAATGATGGAAGTAGTATATCCAGGCATTAGGGATGAAGATGGAACTTTGAAAATGACTGAACAAGAATATGTTTTCGCTGTAGACAGTATGAAAGCAAGTCTAAGAAAATTTAATTTAAATCCTAATGAATTTTTAGATGATATTACTTCTGCTATAGCTGGTAAGGTAGCTCCTTTAGAGTTTGATGAAAGATTAGAAATGGGATACGAAGCTATTGTTAATAATATTCCAGAAATAAAAGAAGCATATTTAACAAACTTCGGTATTGACTTGCCTAATGAGTCTATATTTGCTATGTTTGTTTCCCCTACAGTATCTAAAAATATACTAGAAGGAAATATACGTGCATCACAAATTTTAGGTGAAGCAGAAAGTGCAGGTATTTATGGTATTACATCATCAGCAGCTTCAAATTTAGTATCACAAGGATTAACACAAGAATCAGCTAGAAAAGGATTTTTATCCGCATCACAATCATTAACAGGAATACAGGCAGCAGCTAGAAGTCAAGGTAGAGAAAACCTTACAGCAGTAGATTATGTTGAAGCTACACAGTTAGGTTCTGCAGAAGATGTAGAAGCACTTAACAGAATACTCGCACAACAAAGAAGTGCTAGTGCTGTTAAGACAGGTGCTAAGAAAACACAAACAGGCGAAACAACAGGATTAATCGAAACATAAACTTGCACCACTATATATTGTGGTATAATAATTTCAAGCTGCGTTTGTAAGTCCGCAGGTAAATATGACTTCTATTTTGTATTCGGTCTTGATGCCTACTACAAGACCTGTCAAATAAAAAAAGTAGAGAAAAAGTGGAGATAGGCAGAGGATACTCATACACCTCTTGTAAAAATAACGTGTGAAGTAAGGACAATTAAATAATGGCAGAAGAGCAAAATAACTCGGAAGTAAACGATTCAAGCGATAAAAACTGGAAAGCTATGAGAACTGAAAATGAACAATTAGCTAAAAAGGTCGCAGAATTTGAAGCTAAAGAAAGAACAAATGTTTTTAAGGAAGCAGGTCTTGATACTTCAAAGGGAGTCGGAAAAGCAGTTGAAATGATTTATGACGGTGACCTAACTGTTGAAGGAATACAATCATACGCATCTGAAGAATTTGGAGTAGAGTTTGGGCAACAAGACGGAATACAAGATACTATAAAAAGTACAGAACAAAGTCAGGAACGTCTAAACAATATTAACCAAAGTTCGGTTGTAGATATTTACAGCGAAGATGTAGTTGGTGCTATTCGTAATATAGAACAAAAGGGAACTACCAAACAATCAATAACTGCCAAACTTACTGCTATAGAAGAAGCTAAAAAGAACGACAAATAGTAACTTTTAAGTCTTCTTCGAAAAAGTAAAAGTAAACAATTTAATAGGAGAAGATAAAAATGGCAGACATATCGTTAACTAATAGTACGATTTATGCACAAAATATTAATAACTTTACTGGTGAATTGTTTAAAGTTGGTGGTCAAAGAACACCTTTACTTTCCTCAGTCGGTGGTCTGAACGGTGGTAAAACATTAAATTCTACATTTTGGCAAGTCCAAGTAGAAGATAATGCAACCATTTCTTCAGAACCTGACAAAGGAAAAGAAGGTGACGCACCTACAGAATACCTTGGAAGAGACAGAAGTGCATACACATATGTAACTCAAATTTTCCATAAAGGTGTACAAATGACCTATACAGCTTTAGCATCCACAGGTAATCAAAATCCTTTTGCGTTGTCAGCAGATATTGCTAATCAATCTGATGGTGATGGAACTGTAACAGCAGCAAATGAATTAGGATTATTTGGTGGAAATCCAGTAACAGATGAATTTGCATTACAGCTTGAAAAAGCTATGGAAAAAGTAGCAAGAGAAGTAGAATGGTTCGCATTCAATGGTTCTTTCTCTGATGGTGCTAACGCAACACCAGGAACAGGAACTAGAGAAATGTACGGTATTGATGTATGGATTACATTAAACAAGAACTCTAGTAACTCTGCAGCAGTAAACCCATTAGGTGGTAACTGCTACTACAACGACACTGCAGGTGACGGAACTGGTTCAACACAAGTCATCTCTTTCGCAACTATAGCAGGTGCGTTAAAGAGAATGTATGACAACCATGCACCAATGAAACAACCTGTACTTTGTGTTAGTCCACAACAACTGCTAGACCTTAACAACGAACTTGTTAAAGGTACAGTTGATATAGCTGGAGCAATTATTCCTAGAGATAGGAACATTGCTGGTATTGATGTAGATACAGTGGTTACACCGTTTGGTTCAATAGGACTAATGGTTATTGACCCTGACATCATGCCATCAGGTTCAGCTTTCATCTTAGACCTAGCTTACATACAACCAGTATTCACCAATATCCCAGGATTTGGTACTGTGTTTGTTCGTGACCTAGACCAAGATGCTAACGCAAGAATTGGTAAAGCAATTTATATGGAGATGGGATTCGAGTTCGGACCTCCTTCATATCACTGCAAAATCCAAGCAGTATCATAAAGCAAAAAGTATACAAAAAGTATAAATAATTAGTAGAACTTTGTGTGGCACTCCACCGCCACACAAGTTCTGCTATAGTAAGGAAGATATGAAAAGTAAAAGAGCTTTAATAGATGTTTCAGAAGATAATAACGATAGCCTAGCTGTAAAAACAGATGGCATGTTACTTTGTGGTGTTGAATTTCCTGCAGCAATGACAGGTTCAAACATTACATTTGATTTTTCTATGAACGGTAGCACAGGCTGGATGGATGTTTTTGAAACAGATGGCACAGAAGTAAGCTACACAGTTTCAGCAGGAAACATGGTAAGAGTTGACCCTTCAGGGTGGGCTTTTGCAAGTAATGGCTATATAAGAGTTTCTTCTGATGGTTCAGAAGCAGCAGATAGAAACATAGTATTACACTTTAGACATAGTTAGGAGAACCAATGAGTAATATTGGTGACCTAGTAGATAGAGTTTATAGAGAGTATCTTGAACCTATGGATGACTTAGTAAGTTATACAACTCTAAGTACAGGTGTAAATAATTCAGTAACAAGCATTGTTTTTGATGGTGATATGTTATCTATTGAAGAAGAAGATTCTTTAGATAAAGGCACAGTAATAGAAATAAATCAAGAGTTAATGATTTGTACAGATTTAAATGCTGTTACAAATACAATAACTGTTAAAAGAGGTGCAAAAGGAACTACTGCAGCAGCACATACTGCAGGAGATATAATAAAAATATCTCCACCTTTCCCTAGGAAAAATGTTTTTGATGCAGTTTGTGACCAAATTAAAAATTTATTTCCAACTTTATTTGCTGTTGATACACAATCTATTACAGCATCAACAGGTTATACATTAATTGGTGATTACTCTTCGCCTGGAACTCACAATTATATAGTATCAATATTAGGTGCTATATCACAATATACAGATTTTAGTGCAGGTTCAGATACTACAGGAACAATTTTTCAACCTGTAACAACATCTTTAATAGAATTACCAAATCCTTTTACTTATACAGACGATACAAGCACAGAAAGAACAATGACATATTCTACAGGTCCTAGTGTTGTACATGCAGTACAGTTTTCAAATATAGCTTCAGGTCATACAGTATATGTAACTTTTAAGAAAAAATTTATAGAACCTACAGCAGAAGATAATACATTAGCAAATATTGGTTTAGAAGATGAGTATGTGCCAATTATTATGGCAGGTGTAACAGCACAAATGATGGCAGGTAGAGATGTTCCTTCAGCAACATCAGACTATATATCTGACCAATTAGCGGTATCTAATTTTCCTGTAGGTAGTAGTAATGCTGTTAGAAATTCATTGCTTCAATACCAACAACTTTTAATTAATCAAGCAAGAAAATATCTAAGAGCCAAATATCCTGAAGCAGTATCAGTAGATGGTAAGGTATTTGGCATTCAGTCATAATGCCTAGAGTAGCAACGACAATAAACATAAGTAACCCAAAGAGATATGGGTATGATTTACGATTAGACAATATATTATTAAGAACTGCTGTTGGTGGCGATAGAGATATGGTTATTCAATCTACTGATGTCACTGAACAAGGAGTAAATGTAAAACAAAACGCAGAAGATTTTACTACAGGTATTGGTCGTATTTTTTCAAGGAATGATTTTAGTGGTGGTTCTAATTTAGCGACAGCACATAGGGCTGATGGTTCTGCAAAAGATACTAAAAGATTTTGGGATAGTAAAGGGGTAGATGTTTTTGATAGTGATTTAGGAACTTCTTATTCTGTTAGTTTATTACATACAACAACAAATACCCAGGCATTAGATTCAACTGATAATGATAATAATATTGCTGTAGCAGGAACAAACATATTTGTATCTAATGATGAAACTTTATATATTTCTACAGATGGTGGTAATAACTGGAGTACACAATCTACAAACTTAACAGCAGGTTATGAGATAAAAGGTTTAGCAGTACATGGTAGTGACCTTTATATAACTGCTAATAATGGTTCAGCAGGAGAAATAGAATTACTTCCTACTGCTAATGCAACCCCTGGTTCTTCATCACAAAAGATGTCTGCTGCTATCTATGATAAGATATGGGCGGTTAAAGGACAGTTTTTAGTAACTATAGGTAATGCAATACATGCTTATGATGGAAATACAACTGTAGGTTCTGCAATTATCACACTAGGAACAGGAGAAACATTCACAGATGTGTGTGATGCAGGTGCTGCTGTATTAGTAACAGCTTCTGATGGTAAGATATATTCCTTAAAAGATGTCACAGGAACATTAACTGCTAAAGGTCAAACAGAAATTACAGGCGAGTCTCCAACTTGTATAGTTGAATCACAGGGTACAATTTTTTATGGAACTAAAACTGCTCAAACAGGCAGTACAACTATTGGAAGATTATACCGTGCAGATTTAACTGTAGCTGATGACTTATATGTATTAGCAAATAATCAATTAATAAAACAATGGGATGAAGATTCTATTGATAATGCACCTTATGCTTTATATACAACAAGAGACTCTGTTTATTGTGGAGTAAAAGAGTCAGCTAGTACAACTTACTTATGGAAATATTATTTACCTACTGCAGGTATAGCTAGATATTGGGAAGCAAATGCAGGTGGAAATGTTTATAGTATATGTCAAGTAAACGAAAAGTTTATTTTTACTGTAGGTGGTAGTGGAGTATATACTCAATCATCTGTATATGAAGCATCAGGTTATTTAGTATTACCTGCTGCAGATTTCTATACAGCAGAATCTAAACAATGGGTTGGTGCTGAATTATCTACAGAATCTTTACCTACTGATACCTCTGTATCAGTATCGTACTCAACAAAGTTTGAAGCTCTTAATAATTCTTCAGATAGTTCTTATGTTACAGCTATTACTCAAACAGGAGGAACAGGTGACAACGAGGTTCAGATAGAAGAAGTATCAAGGTATCTTGTTGGTAAGATAACTCTTTCAACTACTAATACATCTAATACTCCTAAAGTTAAATCAGTTCAATTTAGAGCATTACCTAGACCTGAAACAGTAGTAGCTCAAATACCTATAAATATATCAGATAGAGTAAATAGACCTGGAAGAAAACCTATTAAGGTTAAAGGATTAGGAGATGCTTTATACAACACTTTAAGAGATAAAGAAGGTGATTCTGTAACTTTAGAAATCTATGACCCTAATGAAATAATTAGAGGTGTTGTAGAAAGAATAAGTTATCCTGTACAATCCAATACAGAAGTAGGAAGTGTAGTACAATATGCTATAATTACTGTGCGTGGTACTAGGCAGAATGTTGTTACAGATGTAACATCTACAGAAGTGTTTGGTATAAACGCATTAGGATTTATAAGATTTGGAGCATAGATGGCTAACCTAGGAAATACAGAAGTAAAGTTTTCAAACTTTTTTGAAACTACATTGAATGGTGTATTAGCATCAGGTGCAACTTCTTGTACATTAACAGCAGCACCTACATCTAATGGAACATCTAACATAGCTGCACCATATTATTTAGTTGTTGACCCTGACAATGCTTCTACAAGAGAAGTCATTGCAGTAACAGCAGCATCAGGAACTTCCTTAAATACAATTACTAGAGATGTAGAAACTAGATATACAACAGACCCTACACATGCAGATGGAACTGTAGTCCGTATGGCTGTTGTAAAAGAAATGTTTGAAGATTTACATGATAGAGTTGATGCAGATGTTGCTTTAGGAACTAAAACATCAGGTAATTATGTACAAGATGTAGCTGCAGGTAATGGTTTATCTAAGACATCTAGTGCAGGAGAAGGTCAGTCTGTTGATTTACAAGTAGATATCAATGGTGCTACAGATGGTACAAGTATTACAGTTGATGTAGAAAATGACTTAGTTTTATTATATGATGCAAATGCAACAGCAGTTAAAAAAGTGAAAGCTAGTCAAGTTGCACCTCCAGTAGAAGTTCATCCTTTCATAGTAATGGGGGGATAATATGAGCATGTTAATAATGCTTAAAGAAGGTGGAGGAATAAATATAGATTCTATCGGTACAAAGATAGATGAAGATATAGATTTACTACCTGATGTTAGTTCGGTAGATTACAATACACAGATGTTGTTTTGGGTAGATAGTGGACACGCTTTACAATATCTAGATGTAGATACCTTGCTTTTGATAGATGCGTAGTATAATATAAAATAATATTAGGAGAATAAAATATGGCAAATGCGTATAAAATACTAGGACAAGTAGCAGATGCTTCAGCTAATGATGTTGAACTCTACTTAGTTCCTGCAAGTACAGAAGCAATAGTATCTACCATTGTTATATGTAATAGAGAAGCAGCAGCTAACACATTTACAATTGCTACAAAAGATGATAACTCTGCTGTAGCTAATCAAGATTATGTAGCTTATGGTACAACAATAGGTGCTAACGATACTATTACATTAACACTTGGTGTTACTTTAGAAGCAGGTGCAGAAATATCTGTAGGTGCATCTGATGCAAATGTAACTTTTCAAGCATATGGCACAGAAATATCATAGAGGTTTAAATGAGTATAAGAAGTATTAGAGGTTCTAGTATAAAAGGAACTAATACACTAGATGAAGCACAACCTGCATCATTTGATTGTGAGTATGTTGTACTCGCAGGAGGTTCAGGTGGTGGTGGTGGTCGTATTGGTACTGGTGCTTATAGTGGAGAATATTACAATGGCGGTGGTGGTGGAGCAGGTGGCTATCACACAAATGTAACAGGTGATTTATCAGGAGAAGATACTACTGTTGAAAATCCAATAAAAGTTTTTTTAGGTTACGACTATTATGTACAAGTTGGTGCAGGTGGTAACGCTGCTGCATCAGGTGGAGAAACAGCAGGTGGTAGTGGTACTGAAAGTAAATTTGATTTAATTGTAATGAGTGCAGGAGGCGTTGGACAATCTCGTGGTGGCGGTGGTGGCACTGGTGGTTGTGGTGGAGGTCGTGGTGGCGGAATCTATGGTGGTTCTAGCACAGATAACAATGTTGATGGTCAAGGATTTAGAGGTGGATGGTCTGACCAAACTGGTCCTAATAACTATACTTTTGGTGCAGGTGGTGGTGTATCTGAAAGAGGTGCAGCTACTGGAGGAGATACATTTTCAGGAGTAACAGGTGGTGCAGGTATTGTATCTACTATCTTAACTTCTGCAGAAGCAACTGCCCAATCTGTTGGCGAAGTAGATAGTTCAACTGTCTATTTCGGTGGTGGAGGTGGTGCAGGTAATGGTAATGCAGGTGGACTTGGTGGTGGAGGCAATGGAGGTGCTCATCAAAATGGTGCAGGAACTGCAGCAGGTGCTAACACAGGTGGTGGAGGTGGTGGCTCTGCAGGAGGTAGTGCTCCTACCGCATCAGGTGCAGGTGGTTCAGGTGTAGTCATACTTCGTTATCCATCAGAATTTACTATTGATGTAGATAGTGGTATAACAAGCCATACAACTATAACAAATGCAAGTGGTCAATCTGTAACAATATTTAAAGCAGGTGCTGATGCTGTGAGGTGGACATAATGGGTCACTTTGCAATAGTCAATGAAGACAAAGAAGTCATATCAGTTATTACAGGTGCTAATGAAGAAGACCAAGTTCCTGAAGGTTTTAGTTCCTGGGAAGAATATTATGCACAACATAGAACAAATTGTACTGTAGTCAGAACATCTTACAATACTTTAGAAGGAGAGCATACTAAAGGTGGAACACCTATAAGAGGAAACTATGCAGGTATAGGCATGGTTTATGATGATGTCAATGATGTATTTTATCCTAAAAAACCACACAATGGTTGGATATTAAATGAAACTACTTGGAAATGGGAATCACCAACTCCAAGACCTGCAGATGAAAATGGTAAATCTTGGGAATGGAATGAAAGCACAGAAACTTGGGATGCTGTGTTAGATAGCAACATAACAGTTCCTTAGTTATATAATTAGGTGGAGATGTTTAAAAGAAAAAATTTAGTAACCTTTAGCATTACTGATGATATGCTGTTTGATAATCCACAACTACATCCACAACCAGTAAGTAAATATATACCTGAATGGCTTAAAGAAATACCTAATGATTTACAATTAGGTTATGCACCTCATGGTATAGAAAGTTTAAATGAATTAAGAACTGTAAAGACGTGTCCTAGTTTTATAGATATTTACAAGGAAGGTTATGTGATACTTGCACCTTATGATATGTATTTAAATTTTAATCACGATACAAAAGAATGGAGTTTTATTACTTCAACAATTTTAGATAATTTAGCAGATAATAATACACAAGTTCAAGAACATCTTGATAAACAAATGATAGATTATCTACCTGAATATGCACCTATTCATAAAGTTTTTAAGTTACAACTACCTATAACAGTAAATACACCTAAAGGTTATAACATGCGACAGATACCTTTACACTATGAATTTAATCCTGATTGGCATGTAGCTTATGGTGTATATAAAGCAGATATAGTACCTGAAATAAATTTACAAATATTTTACACATCAGATAAAAAAGAAGTATTAATTAAACAAGGAACACCACTATGTATTCTTGCACCATACAAAAGAGAAAAGTTTAATTATACAATAGATAAATATGGCACTAACAAAAAAATTGCAAAATTAAATAACAAATATTTTATGAATGCAAAAGGTAAGTTTATTAACTTTTATCATAAAAGCGGTTATCACAAAGTATGAAAATAATATTTAAAGCACTCGATAAAAAACATCAAGACTATATGGGTATTCCTAAACCTACAAAAACATTAATACCTGAATGGTTTAAAAAAATTCCTATGTATGCTTCAGGTCTTAACGCAGAACCTAAATTAAAACTTGCTAAAGAGTATGGAACTAACATGACAGTTCGTAAATGTGTTCCTTTTACAGATGCTATGACTATGGGATATACAGTTGAGTTACCTTGTGAAGTTGTATTAGAACAAAATAAAAATGGATATGATATAGATTGGAAGTTAAATGCTAATGTGTTTAGCTTACATCAAGCAAATTCTATAATGATAGAACCACCTTATGGGTATCATAAACATATAAGTAAATATAATTGGGGAACAATTCCATTAACACCTAAAGGTTATTCTACTTTAGTATTGCCATCTTTAATAGAACATGACAGTCCATTTAAAGCTGTACCTGCAATTATAGACACAGATGTATCAGAGTTTTCTTTTAGTTTACCAGTATGGGTATCAGACCATCACGAAGGAGTTATTAGAATAGGAACACCTATAGCACAACTATTACCATTTAAACGAGATAATTGGAATATGTCTACAGACTACTGGGCTGATGGAGAGTATGATGTACTTAGAGATATATCGTTTGCTAGAAAAGTAGCTAATCATTATTCAAGATTGATACATCAAAAAAAAGATTTCAAATAACAATCTGCTATAATCCTTCATCATGGATTATTTAATAGGATTTTTACTAGGTTATTATGCTCGTATATTTTTTAATTGGTTAAAAGAATTAGCTGTAGTTAAATTACCTGATAATTATGTGAAAGAAGATTGGGATTGGCAATCTACTGATGACATCCAATAATGGTTACACAAACAAAGAAATGCTCCACATCATCAAAGAAGATGTCCAAAACTTGCATAAGAGGATTGATTTCCTTCACGAAAAAATAAATAAAACTCCTACAAGAGCTGAAATAGTTGGATGGTTAGTCGGATTAAGTAGTGCAGCAGCGTTTTTAAATACTATAATGTAAAATATGAAAGCACAAGTAAATTTAGGACAGATACTACAAGGTGGATTAGCAGCTTTAGTTGGTTGGTTATTTAAAACAGTTAATGATTTACAGCAAGAAGTAGCTACATTAAAGGCACAAGTTGCTGCATATCAAGATAGTATTAGTGGATTTAATCAAAATTTATTAGTAATAGAAGAAGTTATTAGAGAGATATTATTTAAGGTAGGTGGCTAATGGGCGACTGTTGTGGTAGCTGTAACTGTGGGGGTTAAATACTATTACGCTGTAGATATACTCAAAGTAGTTGATGGAGATACAGTAGATGTCAGAATTGATTTGGGTTTTGATGTGTGGCATAAATGTCGTGTACGACTTATGGGTATCAATGCTCCTGAATCACGAACAAGAGATAAAGAGGAAAAAGTCAGAGGGTTGGCTGCTAAAGAATGGTTATCTAAAGAATTTTATGATGCAGTAGACCCAATAGAATTACAATCACATGGTAAAGGTAAGTTTGGTAGAATACTTGGAGAATTTTTTATTAATGGTATAAATATAAATCAATCCATGATAGACAATGGTCATGCTGTGGAGTATTTTGGAGGAAAGAGATGAAATGCTTCACAAATTTAATAAAGCGGTACGATTATTTATAGTACTATTCTTAGTACTTCCTCCTATACCTGTTTATGCTGATGAAACAACTGTAACTGAGGGCTTTGATAACCAACAAATTAACGAAGATATTACTTTCGTTTATGGCGGTAGTGATACTACTGTTGCTGCCGAAGCTGATTGCAATAACAGTCAAGCACCTGGAAGTATCAACATTGAAGATATGGATTGTCACGGCTCACAATATTATGGAGCAGATAGATACCAAATTGGATTACGTAGCTCAACAGATTCACTTACTATTGCATTCCCTAACTCTGAAACTAAACCAATTACTGAAGTAGGTTTAAGATATGGTGCTAGAGAATCTACAGGTACAGCTACTGTTTACTATGATGATGATACAACTTCAACAATAAACTTTATTAATACTTGGGATGCTGCAGACCCTCAAACTGTAGAGAACAGTACAGCAACTATAGTAATAACTGCACCAACAGGTACAACAATTAATGAGATAGTAATACCAGGAGCTTCAGATAACTTACAAGATTGGTGGCTAATAGATAATGTATATTATAAATATACTGCTGTAACTCCTACCACTACAACCACTACTACAACAACTACAACAACTACAACAACTGTTCCTCCTCCACCACCTCCTCCAACTACTACGACTACAACACTTCCTCCTGTAATTACAGTTATTATGGATGATGGAACTGAAGCTGAGTATGAAGAATATGAAGTTGAAGATGGTACAGTTGAAAGAGACAATCAAAGATTAGCTAACTTAGAAGAGTATGGTTGTGAAATGACTGATGCTCAGATTGAGCGTGGTGATTGTATAATAGAAATAGAAGAAGAGGAGATATATGAAACAGAACTTACCGAAGGAGAGGAGCTTCTTGATGATGTCATTGTGGTACTTGAATTGGCAGATGATGATGAATTTGAAGAACTTGAAGATATTGAACTTACTGAAGAAGAGCAAGAGGAAATTGAAAGACAAATTGAGATTGATATTATGGTACTTGAACTTGAGGAAGAGTTGGAGATACTTGAGTTTGACACTAAAGAGGAAGCTGAAGAATTTATTGAAACCTATCTTGAAGTTGAAGAATACATAGAAGAATTAGAAGAATTTGAAGAAATAGAAATTGTAATTGAAGAGGATATAGACTTAATAGATGTATTAATAGCTAATGATATATTCCCTCCAGACCCAGAGGATGTAGTAGAAGACTTAAAGGAGGTCCAAGATGAACTCATTGAAGATACGATTAATATCGAGGAAGAGATATTTGAAGATGAAGTTGAAATTTATAAAGATGAAGAACAAGTTGAAGAGACTGTACTTGAAATACTTGATATATTCGATACAGAAGATGATAAAGAAGAATTATCTGAAGAAGTAATTGAAGAAGAAGTTGCAGAGTTAGAAGAAGTTATTGAAGAAATTATCGTTGTTGATATTCCTGAAGTAACTGAAGAAGAGCTAGAAGAATTTACTGAAGAGGAGTTAGTTGAGTATGAAGAAGCTAAAGAAGAAGCAATACAAGAGTTTGTACAAGAGCTTGAAACCGAAGAAGTTATAGAGGTTATAGAAGAAGTTAATGATATTGGTGTACAAAATCTATCTGAAGCAACAGAGGAAGTACAAGAGGTAGTCCAGGCTGTAGTTGAAGAAGCTATTGAAGAGATAGAAGAACTAACTGAAGAACAAGTTGAAGTTGTTGCTGAAGTATTACAAGTAGAAACAGAAGATGTTGAAATTATTGCTGAAGCTGTTAAAGAAGATGAATCAGTTGCTACTGCTGTTGAAGAATATGTTGAGAGAGCTGTAGAGAATAAGGATGTAGAGAACTATACCCTTGCTGATGTTGTTACTGAGGTACAGTTTGAAGAGTTTATAGAAAATCCTATAGAAAGTTTAACTGATATAAATATACAAGAAATAAGTATAAGTGATATAGGTTCTGATATGACTAATGACCAAAAGGAAAAAGCTCAAGAAGTTGTAGTGCCAGTTATTTTGACTAGAATAGCTAGTATGGCAGCATTTATAATGAGGAAATCATAATGTTTAAAAAAATATGGAATTGGTTTATAGAAATAATTAAAGAAACTTTAAATCTTTCCTGGACGTTAGTTGGTTTAGTAATAGCCACTTTAACTTTGACAGGAAGTGCGCAGCAAATTACTGGACTCGCAACGTTAATTACCTTAGTTATATGGTTATTAACCATAGGATTTAGAAAAGGTAAGGATGAAGTCAAAAAATCAGCAAGTAGATAGTCAGTGTGTGTCATATAAAAATGAAAAAGGTACAAATGTTACAATTTGTAACTGCAAGTACCCTAAAAGGTAGGAGAAAAATATGAAATTACAGGTTGTAAGGACACAATTTGGCAAAGATGCCACAAACGGTATGCTTTTCGTTGATGGACTTTTTGAGTGCTACACTCTCGAAGACCAATATCAAGCAGTTAAAGTTATGCACGAAACATGTATTCCTGAAGGAACTTATGATATAACATTAAGAACTGTCGGAGGATTTAATGACCGCTATCAGAAGAAGTATCCAGATATGCACCGTGGTATGTTGTGGATAAAAGATGTTCCAGGATTTGAGTATATCTTAATTCATCAAGGGAATACTGACGAACATACCTCTGGTTGTCTCATAATTGGAGACACACAACAGGATTTAGACGTATCTTTCAATGGGATGGTCGGAAGCTCCGCAAATGCGTATAAAAAACTCTATCCGAAGGTGTCAAAACAGCTACTTATGGGTAATAAAGTGACCATAGAATATAGCAAAGTACAACTAGATAAGCAAGAACCATCTGATGTTTATGAAAAGTTAAGTGAACTAAGTGGAGAAATCCAAATACTAACTGCTAAACTTGATGGTAAGAATATAATATAATGTTTGAAAAATTCAAAAGAACAAGAGACTCTGAGGGAAAGTTTAAGAAGGACTTGTGGTGGACTCCTTGGAACGAAGCATGGAGTTATAAAATGAGTGAAGACTTGAAAGATATGATTGAGCGAACAGCTTGGACATTCGTTGAAGCCTTTATCGGTGCTTTAACTGTTGCTCCATTGGTTGGTGTAGACGCTGAAGTAATTCAGTTGGCTGCGTTAGCTGGTGGTGGAGCTGCATTAGCAGTAGTTAAAACATACGCTAAGAAACAAATTTCTAAATAAACATATAGTCTTTCAATAACTGTATAATTGTATTAACAGGATTGGAGAATGTATCGCAAAGAAAAACCCTATACCTGAAGAGTGGGGAAATAATTTCTATAAATCAGGTTGGAAACCAGGACTAGAAGTCAACGAACAAAGTGGATTAGGAGAAATAACACACGTTGGAACAGACCCTAATTACAGAGAAAAGTTTGATGACATACTCTTACAATGGGGATTTGACCCTAAATTATACGAAATTGAAGGCTCAGTACGTGCATCTGCGTGGAATACACAACTAAAAGGTGGAGAAACTACTACTTTTTATGCATTTAAAGGGATTGTACGCAAAAAAGACCCAGGACATGACAAATATTTTAAAGAATTATTCAAAAAAGCCTCTAAAAAGCCTCCTATAACGAAGAAATATAGCGGTGGTGACACTGCTTTTATGTTTTTTATGGCTGATTGGCAGTTAGGTAAGCGAGATTTTGGAGTTGAGAATACTATTGCAAGGTATGACCAAGCATTACAGGACGCAGTTAATAGAATTAAAGATTTACGTAGGTTGAATGTAGCTATAGATGAAATCTACCTTGTTGGACTTGGTGATATTACAGAAAACTGTACATCTAGCTTCTACGCATCTCAGCCTTTCAATGTAGAACTATCACTTATAGAACAATATGCTCTTGCACGTTCAATGATAATGAAAACAATAGATACTTTCCTTCCTCTTGCAGACAAAATAGTTCTTTGTGGAGTTCCAGGTAACCATGGCGAGATGTCAAGGGCAGGAAAAGGTGCAGTTTTTACAGACCGTCTTGATAATAGTGACATTATGCACCTACAAATATGTGAAGAGATAATGGCTGCGAATAAAGAGAGATATAAAGGGGTTAAGGTTGTAGTTCCTAATGATTATCACCAAGTTATAGAGGTTAAATCAATAACTTGTGCCTGGACTCACGGACATATGAGTTCTGGCAGTGGCAATGCAGAAAATAAGATAGAAAATTGGTGGAAAGGACAAATGTATGGTTTTCTTCCTGCGGCAGAGGCTAAAATTCTTGTAACAGGTCATTATCATCACTTTCGCTCTAAACAACAAGGCGACAGGACTTGGTTTCAATCTCCATCTTTAGATAAATCAATAGATTTTACAGCAAGAACAGGAATGTGGAGTCATCCAGGAGTATTAACGTTTACAATTAACAAAAAAGGTTGGGATAACCTCTGTATATTATGATTTAAATGTCATACCTGTTGCATTGGTAACAAAGTCCTGTTGTTCCATCTAAGACATCAGTTTGTTGACAATTTCTGCAAGTTATTATGTCATCTTGAATAGTCATTTGATATTAGTTCCTATTAAGACACCTAACAATATAAGTATAAGATACTGCACTAATTCCATTCTTCCTCCTAATTTTCTTGACTAAGTATTGCTGTTGCTTCTAATTCTTCAGCACAATTCATACAATAAAAGTTATCTCCTGCAAAAACACCTTCTTCATGTGATAAATATACTATTGTTTCACATTTTTCACATAGCAGAGGCTTTCTTTTCATTATTTACAAATTTACTATTAAATAAAATAATGAATACATTAATACAATAGATACTATTTTTAATTTCATTCTTTTTCTACTATTACTTCTATTGGAACATGTGTGGGTTTTTCTACAACTTTATATTCTTGTAAAACATTATCATCATCAACAATAATTTTTATTCTTATCGTCATTATTCTTCTTCCTGCTTTTGTTTTTCTCTCAAATCATTCATCACTTGCATATTAAAATTGTAATCAGTTACAAATTGAACAACTAATTTATCTATCTTATGTGTGCTATGATTGTTTAATTTAATTCCTGTCTGTGAAACTTCTTGACCTCCACAGGCATTAGCTAAATTTATTGCCCATTTCTTTAATAGTTTTGGCTCTTTAAATATATTTTCTTTGCCTCTAGGCATTAGAAAGCTCCTTTCTTCATAAGTTCCTTTTCTTGTTTTGTTTTAAGAATCGCATAACATGTTTTTATTTTATAAATATGGTAATTCTCCTCTGTAACTTCCTTGTATTGTTCAATACAAAAATCATTACCGTCCATATCTGTTGCGTATGCTTTAGGATTGTCATTTTTTAAACTACAGAAATGCTTTCTTCTTGGCTTACTTTCAACAGTAAAGTCATGGTCTGGAAAACGTTTCTGTAGTTTGTTTACAATTTTATCTAATTTAAATGATATAGGCTCTAATCCATCTGACATTAGCTAACCTTATCATTCCAATTAGTAATAATTACACTAGCTTGTGAACCTGTTAGGTTTCCATCTCCGTAAAGTTCTTTGAGTTCTTTAACACTATCTGCGTCAAGTTTATCTTGTGCTTTTCTCATAATGTCATTAACCCATTTCATTTGACCCTCACTAGCAGGATTATCTCCTCCAAAATCGCTCATTTCATCACCTCCTTGTGTCTTTTCCTCTGTTTCAAATACTTTTTCTACATTATTAATATTACCTGTAGATTCTTCATACTTCTTCTCAAACTCATCAAGGAATTTATCCATCATACCGTTAGACCATTTCTCAACATCTTCCATAAAATCGTCCTCAGATACAAGCCTCGCATAGACAGTTGCCTGGATTTCCTTGCGTTGTGTTTCATCAGAACATATTTCCTGCATAACATGTTTCATTTGCTCTGCATTTTTATTGTTTTTAGTTGTATTTGTCTTAGGTTCTGACACCATCTCATCAGCAACTTTTTCCATTGCAGCTTTATCTTCTGCAGTAGGTTGATTCTCTTTCTTACGCATATCAACTTTCTCTACTTTGACTTTATCGTCTTTAAATTTCTGAGTCTTAGTCATTTCCTGCATAGATGGTCGCTTCTTACCACTACCTTGATACATCCAATTAGCTAATGCTCTACCTATTGCTGACGTTTCGCAGTTCTCTACCCAGGAAGTATTATTTACATAAGCATTCCCTTGCCCTTTGGTTTCCTCTGCTATACCTGTCGCTACAGGGTTTACGTCATCTATATCTTTATAAACTGACGCTTTAATAACAATAACTTGTGCATTTTCTGACGTATAGGTTGGTTCTGTTTCAATTCTTCCGTTTGGATTATCTTTCCAAAACTTAACTAACCTATCCTCTACGTTTTCGTATTCGTCTTGCCATCCCATTTACATATCCTTTCTTTTTTTTTCTCTATTTCTGAAGAAATCTTCTTCAGTAGTCATTGGTATTCCATCCCAATCACATATCGGCTCGTAGTATTCTTTTGACCTACGAATTTCTAATTTATAAATCGTTCCAAATAAATCAAAACGAAACTTTTTAGGTGTCTTACTTATTTTAGTCCAAGGCATTTTCATCCTCCAATATTTTATAAACACGCTGTCTTGTTACATTATATATTTTTGCTATGACAGTAACTTTTACACCTCTTTCTCGTAGTTCCAACATATGTTCTTTTCTTGCTTTAATCATTATTAGCTTCTGCTCTTTAGCTTGTTCTAAATGGTCTGCAATTTGTGTTGCTTTTAGCTCATCATCATTCAACTAAATCCCTCATACTTTCTCTCTCTTTTGCTGTTGCTATAAGCTCATATGCACACGAGTTATTCGGTAAATCGTGTGATAATATATCGTGTCCATCAGCTCTTAATTGGTGGATTGCTCCACTTATTCTTGGTATTCCATATTCATATATAAAAGTCATAGCGTGTATGTCTTTGTTTGGAGATAATCTTGCAACCTCTAACATCCATAACACTTTTGCTTTCTGACTTTTTAATTTTGGAATAGGTCTGTCCTGGAAAAACTCAAATAATTCCATTACTTACTTTCCTTAATTTGTATAGATTTAATTTGGTCTTTAGCAGATTGTATTATCTCCTCTAGTTCATCTACACAAGTAAGTTCCTCAATATATCTAAATACATTACTAAACATTATTTATTCCTCTCTTTTAATTGGTGTTATTGTGTCAAATCTTTCATTAATAGATAAGTTTTCATTTATATAATCGCTTTGATAATCGTATAAATTTCCATACCCATCTTGTAATACAATTTTATGAACATAATATTCTTTAGCCATTATTCCACCTCTAATTCGCTTATGTTGTAAATTAAACTAGGTTCACAACCCTCTTCTTGCCAACTATCGTCATCATCTAAAATAACAACTTTGTTGCCAATATCGTGTCTAATTATTTTTCCTGTAATATCTTGTCCAATAACTTTAACTCTTGTACCTATATCAAAAGTAGCCATTACATATCCTCCTCAATCATTTTTAATTTACGTTTAATTTTTTCGTTAAG